TGATGCGAGCAAGAAAGATGGTTGGTGCGGAGGATGTTCCAGCGCCTGCCTGCGGTGGTGTTTCGTTGACCTTGTTCACCGCGTCTGCAATGGCACGAATCTGGTTCGGTGACCAGGGGCCGACCTTCAGATTCCATGCGCCATTGACTCTCATGTATTCATTCCCGTCGGGGGGAACGCGATGTAGTTCGGAAACGGTTGCCGCCAAAAAACACACGAAGCATGCGAAGTCTCGCCGCTTGGCGGGGCGGTTGGCGTGCCGCCGCAAGTGTCAGACTTTGCCGACTTGACTACGTCACCAGTCTCGGCACTTTTCTTCGCGATCTGGCGCAAATGAAAGTTTTCATCGTAAGCAAATGAGTAGACAATCTCATACGTTGAACTTCCCGTCCGTGTGATGTTGCAACCCGTAAATAGCAACGTGTGAGCGGCAAAACTGTACGGTCCGATCGTGCATGAGTTGCTGTTGCGTCGATTGATGTAACCCAGCGGAGGTGTTGGTCGACCGGTGATCACATTGCGCACGGTTACGCGCGCGACGTTGTTGAACGTGCTAATCGGCTCTCCGCCGCTGTCAACTTTGGTGCCGCCAATGTCGGTATCGGCCGGGTTTGACTTGTTCGCCGGAGCCGTCGCGCCAGCGCGCCAGATATCCACCGGCTCACCCTGCGCGCTGTACTCAATAGCAATAAATCCGGGTTCGTGTTCGACTTTGTTGTCGATCACGTTGGTGCCGTTGTCTCCGGTCTGGCTCGCGAAGTTGACCGTCGCTTCCCACACGAATCCGCCGTCGTCCACCATCTTCAGGTCGAAGGTCGGCGAAGTCACCAGCCCAGAGAAGTATGCGCCCTGGTCAGTGATGGCGCCGCCGCTGCCGCCGTACTCGGTGGGGAAGAGCTTTGCCACCACGGCCGAATCGGCAAGGATGCCCGCGGCGGTCAGCTTGGCGCCGGTGCTGTCCGTGATCACATAGGACGACGAGCCGCTCCACTTGCCGCGGTCAAACTGAATCGAGGTGCCGCCGGCGCGCTGCGAGATGACGATCGTGCTGGGCATCAGGGTGCTCCTGCCTTCAAGGGCGCGGTGTTTTTCGCAATCTGCTGAACGGCCAGCTTGATGGCATCAGCCGTCGGCATCATGCGCTCCAGGCTGAAGGAGGACATGCCCGCGACCTTCACGCCGCCAATGGCTGTGTTCAGGCTCTCGACGTTGCTGAAGCCCATCATCCGCTGCAGGCGCTGCGTCGCGTCGGCGGTCAGCTTTTGGGCCTCCATCGCGTCGTGGAGTTCCCACGCCTTAGCAGCCTGCTCGCCCATGATGCCGAGGCTGTCGAGCTTTTTCTGAAACAGTTCTTGCTCTGACAAAAGTGAACTGTCGTATGAGCGCTGCAAGTCTCGCATGAAGTCAGCGCGCCCGCGTTCGCGTTCGTTGATGTCTTGCTGCACCATTTCAGAAACTTCATCAAGTTCGGCCTGCTCGGCCATGATGGCGTTCACCTCGGCTTCGATCTCGGCTTGCTTTCGCTTTGCCTCATTGAGGTCCAGTTGCTTCCGCAGAGCGCCCTCCTGATTCACGAATGCAGTCAGAGCCTCGGCCTTCAGCTGCTTTCGCTGGAAATCGTAGAGGCCGTTCACGGTTTCGATGTTGGCGATAATCTTCTCGTACTCCGCGCGAAGCGCGGCCACCTTCGTCCTGAACTCGTCAGCGTCCCGGATGCTTTGCTTGTCGGAGTCGGAGGAGTTCATGAAGTCCGAGATGCTCATCGACATGAGGGCAGAATCTCCGGCGCCACTCATGTTCTTGTAGGCATCGACCGTCTTGCGAATCTCCTGCTGCAGTTCAATGTTCTTTTGCTTCCATCTCTCTGTATCCGTCACAGCAAAGTCGATCGCAGTGACAAGGCCACCGATGATTGGTATGCCTTTTGACAGGTCAAGGATGGAAGAGCCAAGCGTGCGAACTACGTCGGTTCCGTTCTTGAACCCTTCGGTCATCATCTTCTTGTTCAGGTCATCAACTACCTGATCGACGCCCATTGCGCCAAGTAGTCCAATGGCACCCTTGGTCAACGCCTTGCCGTAGGTTGCGGAAGCCTTGCCTAGCGTGCGGGAAATCTGTGAGCCCATGCTGTCGGTTCGACGCACAACCTTCTCGGCGGCTGCCATGTACTCGCCCGTTTCTAGCACCATGCGCGCGGTCAGTGATCCAATGACACCCATCACACACCGTCCTTCCATTTGGGCTTGACACCGAACGCCTGGGCCAGCATTTCAGCCATCGCTTCGGGCGACTGCTTCGGGCGCTCCACGAACGGCATGAAGTCCTGCGGCTTGAACGCCGCGGCCGTGCTGGAGCGGTGGCAGTTGGCGACCGTGGCCGCGACAATCCCAGCGCGCAGGTCTGCGCGCTGGTTGCCGATCGGGCCGTCGATGGCCTCGAACGCCTGCCACTCAGTCAGTTCTCTGCCGCTCAAAGTCTCCTCCAGTTCAGACACGGTCTTCCCGAGCGCCAGCGCCAGCCGAAACAGAAACTGCCTCAGCGGGCGCTCTCGGAGTTTTTTTCGATCGTTTCCTTGTCCTGCGACCCGAGGCCACTCAGCCGAGCCGCCACGTCGTAGAGCCCGTCGATCACCTGCGCCGGCAGTTCGCCGAGCAGCTCGATGTCGCCAGAGCCGAAGAGCGGCTTGCTGTCGTCGAACAGGCACAGCGCCACCAGAGAGGCCCGCACGTTGCGCACGGTCTTGCCCTTGCTCTGGTAGATCCGCTGCTCCCACTCGTCGCGCCCGGCGGCGGTGAGGCCGCGTACTTCGACCTCACCGACGCCGGGGACATTCACGACCTCACTGGGCACCGTTGCCTTGAGCCCGAGAAACTTGGTCTTCAGGTCGCTCATGGATTAGGCCAGGGTCACGGGTCCGGTGATCTTCATGGTGAACGACGCGGTGAGCGCCGAATCCAGTCCGCCCTTGACCGAGTAGTCGGTCACGAAGCAGTTGCCGGAGGCTGTGTGCACGTTCGTGCTGCTGCCGAACGAAAGGGAGAATGCCTTGGCGCTCGGGGCGGTTGATGCTGCGGTGTCGTCGAGCTGATCCCACAGGGCGCTGTGCGCGCTGAGGATGTTCACTTCCATCGAGATCGTGCCGCTGTCGATCAGGCCCGCGACGAACTTGCGATGGCGGTCGGCCAGCGTGGTCACGTCGATGGTGTTCAGCTTGAGGCCGTCGATGTTCAGGCTGAGAACTTCGCCGACTGCGACGCTGTTGAAGGTGATGGTGGTGCCGAACGTTGGCACCGCTGCGGTGATTGGCATGGTCTGATCCTCCTAGATCAAGGAACGCCACCACCGGCTTCGGTGATGGTCGTGGGTGAAACGGAGCTGGAGCGGTACGTCGCTTCCAGCGTGACGGTCGTGACGTGGATGCCTGTCTCTGTGGCCTCGCTGCCCACGTCGTACTGGCTGGCGATCCCGGTCTCGCGGATCTCAAAGATTTGCACGCTGCGGCTAGTCCCGGCTGCGCCGTGCATCTTGGCTCGCACGGCCTCGGCAATCTGGCGCGACACCTTCAACGTGGAAGCAATGCAGTCCACCTCGACGGTGAACTTGCGCAGGCAGTCGGTGCGGCCGAAAGTCGGCGACACGTTCGCATCCTGCCCGGTTGTGAGCACGATGGCTGGGAGCGTGGTGGTGTCGCGGAACGCGGTGAAGATGCGCGTGGACACCAGCGCCGTGACGCTGGTCGATTGCGTCAGGGCATCGCGGACGGCTGCGACGATCGCCTGGCTGCTCACGACTTCACCCCCGCGCGCGCAGCGGCTTCCGCCACGGCCCGCTCGAATGCCGCCGGCATCTTCTGATTGAGCTGCGCCACGGCTCCATTCGCCCATCGCTTCAGCATCAGCAGGCCCGCGCGCCAACCGGTGTAGTTGCGGCGTCCCTTGTATCGGCCCTTCTCGATCAGGTGGATGCCAGGGCCAAACGCCTTAATGCGCAGGAAAAAGCCTTCCGACTTTTTCAACTTGGCGACCTTGAAGCCGAAACCGTCTTGCGTCAGTGTGCGCACGGCCAGTGCGCGCGAAAAACCGACGGGCAGACCCTGCTGCCGGCGGCGGCTCCACCAGCGGTGCTGCATCGCGCGCTTGAGGGATTCGTTGTCGTGCTTGCCCTTCTTCGCCTGGTAGTAGTGCATCAGGCCGTTGCGGGTGGGGCGACCGATGTCCTCCAGAACTTCAAGGATCAGCGGCGCGAGGGTCTCCTCATTCAGCGAACGGATCGCCTCCTTGAGCTCGGGCATGCCCTCGATCAGGTACTTCTGCAGGTTCGACGTGCGGCCAGAGCGTGCCATCAGGTCACGATCTCCCGGCACATGAGGTCGAGGTACTGCCGTCGCTCCTGCCAGTCCACGGCCGTCACGACCTCCCAAGTTCGCGACACCATGCCCTGCTCGTCGCTGACGGTGCGCAGTTGCGTGCGGTGGTTGACGGATGGATGCCAGCGCATGCGGATGCGATGCGTCACCGTCTGATTCATCTGGCGGTGATTCATCTTCTCGTCCGCGCTCGCGTCGTTGATCGCAGCAAAGAGCAGCGTTTTGTCGCCCTCATTCACAGTCCGAATGGGCTGCCCGTACTCGTCAGTGGCGGTGGACGTGCCGAGAATCTGCAGCGGGGTCCGCATGTAGCCCGGATTCACTGGTAGTCCCCCGAGTGGTACTGCACGATCAGGCGCTCGACGGTGCGCGGGATCTCGTAGAGCTGCGTCGGGCCGACGGCGGTGCGGTTGTCGTACAGGTGCGCAGCCTGCAGCAGCACGGCATGGCGCAGGGCGGCGGGGATGCTCGCGCTGGAGGCGCCATAGCCCGCGGTAAAGTTCACGGTGACATCGAGGGCGCCCGTGCCCT